CCGAACACCTTTAAGAATGCGGCTTTGACGAAGATCACCGAGTCCGCAGCTTGTGGTGATATCTCGATGTGGAACCAATCTCCCCCAGGTGCACTTGAGACTGTTGGCTTGCTGTATTTGCTCCACGCTTGTCGGTCACATTTCCATGCGCGACCGTACGGTGACGGGAAGTAATCAATCACCATCTGGATGCCTAACTCGTTTGCATTGGCAACCAACTTTTCTACAAACGGCAAAGCAGATTTGCGTGACGCTTGCGGATGACGTGCACTCCCTCTATACGACATGTCCACCGCGCGACCAGTTGCATGCACCGACAAACTGCCTGGCTTGCCTTTCATGTCGCGCTGACCGTAAGACCCGTTGTTCCACAGCGCGCCACCAGAGTGATGTATCAACTGTTTAATAAACTCGTTCATGCCGGCGCGTGGGCCTGCTGATGGGCCGTCACTATTGCCGATGTATGGCCGTGAGTTGGGGTTAGTTTTGGCTGTTGCCACGACCGAACTTCAGATCTTTGGGGTTGAAGTAACGCAACGCTGTTGGGCAGACCGCGCCGATTGCAGCTGCCAACAATGCGGATGGGTCGGTGTTGCCTGTGACCGCTAGCGCGACTACCGCGGCGAGCATTGAGCGCCCGTAACTGGCAAGCATGGCTTTGTCTTTATCCTTCAACATCTTTGGCTCCTTCTTTTGCTTTTGACTTTAACCCATTTGAGGCAACTAAGCCTGACAACGTGCCAGTCATGAAAACGGTCAAGGTTGACAGCAGGTCTATGAATGCAGAGTCGTTAGGGCTTTGATGGCCGATCGGCTGGGTAACAAACATGAGCGCATACACAAATCCAAGCACGGTAATTGCAAACACGCTGGCAAGGATGATGCCGACAACGACTATTAGTCGAGCGTGAAGCTCCTCGGGTTTAAGGCGTGGTCTCATAAATCAAATCTCGTGTGCACGTTCCAGATGGATTGCAGATCGGCGGTTCGCATTCAGGCTTTTGCCAGTTTGACGGGTCTTGGCATGGGTAACGATATGACCCGTCATAACCGCAACTAGAAACGGCCCACGCAACAACTACAACTAGTAGCGCGTAACCAATCAAAGTACGCCATTTCATTGCTCAATTATTGGCGAAACAAAAGCGCCGTATTCTCCAAGCGTTGGGTCAAACTTGATGCCTGGGCCTGCGTAAATGTTTCTAAATGATGCGTTGTAAGACGTTTGTACCCACTCGCCATAAAAGCCAAGCGAAGCAATAAATGCTTGACCTACTGGTTCGCTTTCTGGGAACGGCAAATCGTCGCAATCTTCGTTTGCAATAACGATGACGCTTTCAACAATGTTGTCTTTAAGAAGTGCAAAATGTGCCACGATCAAACCTTCCAACGGATGTAAACAATTCCTGAACCACCATTGCCACCACTATTTGAACCTGATGTTCCAGAACCGCCGCCACCGCTTGCTGTGTTTGCTGCAGCATTGGAGCCGTTAGCGCTCGTGCCACCGCCAGCGCCACCAATCGATGAACCACCTGCGCCGCCAGTAGCACCACCACCGCCACCACCACCACCTTTAAGCAATGCGGAACCACCAATGAACGCGCTTACGTCATAACCTGCGCCACCAGCGCCACCAGTAGTACCTGACGCATTTGACCCGATTACACCTGAACCACCACCGCCACCGCTTGCTTGGCTTGCAGTAGCAATGCCGTTGCCACCTGCATAACCCGAAATGTTTGGTGCCATACCTGCTGCACCCGTAATTTCTGCGTTTGCTGCACCACCACCGCCGCCGCCGCCTGCACCGCCAGCACGGGCAGGATACAAACGACTTCCAATTCCTGCACCAGTACCACCACCAGCAACGGACGGGCTTTGAATTGTGTTTCCAATACTGCTTGAGCTTCCAAGCGAAGGTTCAATAGTTGCCGATGTTGAACCAGCACCACCAGCACCAATTGTCACCGTCAAGTTGGCGGACAAGTAAATCGTGCTGAGCGAAACGCCACCAGCACCACCGCCACCACCTGAATAACCACTAAAGGAATGCGCTCCGCCACCGCCACCGCCACCCGAAAAAACTAAACAATCAAAGAGGCCTGCTTTGGTATTTGTTAGTACACCAGACGATGTAAAAGACGTGTACGCATAATTCACGCCACCAATCGTTACGTTTGTTACGCCTGTTCCACCTGTCGCGGCACCGTAATTGGCACCGCCACCGCTAAAAAAAGTTGCAGCACTAGCACTTGTAAAAAGAAGCGTGCCACCCCCATATTGTGCCAATGCTAAAGAGCCCGATGTAGTGACTGTTGCTGTTCCCGCGGTAATTGTGCATGTGCCGGCACCTAGGTTGTAAATGTTGACCGACTGTCCAGCCACAAACACGGATGCGTTAACGGTAATTGTTGTTGCGCCTGCTGCGGTCATTTGGACTCGAGCGCCAGCGTCGGCAGCGACCAGCGTGTGGTTAGCAGTTTTGGCGTTGATTGGTAGTTCGGTAATTGCGTTAAGTTCGGATGCCTCAAGCACCGACCCTGCAACAAATGGAAATGGTGTAGCCATAGTGCCCCTATCCTAAAACATTAAGTTCGTCAAGTGTGCCATACACAAGATCGTCAAGTATCAACTCATAAACGATCGTGGTCGGAGCGGTGCTGTACAGGACGCTGTGGCCTGTGTTGAAATCCAGCCGATGCTCAATGCCTTCGACTGACAGCTCTTGAGCCAACTGGGTTGTTCCTGTACCGCTAGGGAACGTCTTTTCTACGCTGATTGTGTCGCCAATGTCCACGGTTGCCAGGGTGTCTTTTTGGGCTGTGGTGAGCATCAGGTATTTGGTTGCTACAGATGTGTAGCGCGGTTCGGGCTCTGGATTAAGCAGATAGTCGGCAGCGTCATCAATGCTTGTTTGCTCATGTAGCAGGCTGTTTGTGATGCTTGTTGTCTGAATAAAATATGTGGCGATAGACCCTGCATCGGTGGCGGTAGCGGTCTTGCCATCTAACCCTGTTACGACCGCGCGGTTAATAACCGAGTCAGCCTCAAAAGAAATTCCTACTCCGTCATATTTAAAGTTGGTTCCGTCATCATGAAAATCGGCTACAGGCGCGCTTAACGTGTTACCGATGCGCTCTTGAAATGTCAGCACGCCAGCGCGTGACATAAATAGGCGTCCAAACTCGGCAGTCTCATTTATTTGAGTTAGGTATTGCAAGACGTTTGTTCCTGCCGGCACGGTGTAGTTGCTGTCGTGGCCTAGGTTGACGGTGCCTGTGGCGATGCTTCGAGCGCCTGCTGGGAAGTCAACTTCTGGTAGGTCTAGGACTGTTTCTATGCGTTCGCCTGATGTCTCTGGGGTGACGTTTAATTCGTCTAGAAATGTTTGCGCGAGCAAGTAAAACTGGTCAGCGCAATACACGGTCACGGTGTCTAAACCGCCGAGTGCAAAGTTGTAGTCATAGTTGACGACATAACCGCTAAACAATGATTCGGGCACATTGGTTGAGCTGTAACGGATTAGTCGTACTTCGCGCAATGGGGCAAGCCCAGGCTTGGCTTGTGGTGTGTCGTAGTACGGACTGTTTTGGTCAAACGGGTTAAAGATGCCGTCCACGTCTTGAATGGTAAATGTCATTGTGCCAGCGCTGAACTGATCGCCCACGTCACGGCGACCGCGCCGCACGTTAACGCTAATAGTCGAGTCCATCACATCGGCAAACTCGGTCGTACCGTCAAGCACATACTCGGTGTTATTTAGTACGCCCTTAAGCGTGTCGTCTAGGACGAACGCGTCAACCTGAAAACCTGTGGCGATTTGTAAGTCATAGTTGCCAGAATCAACGACCGATACTCCTGGCATTACGCCACCTGTAACTGCAACGGCCCAGCGCTACGCGAATAGGCGCGCAAAGCGTTAACGACTGATTCGCCGATTTCGGCGCTTGTGGCAAGTCCGCCTGTGACGTTGATAGTTATTCCGCCACCGTTGTTTATGCGGTCTAACGGCACGACTGCTTCTGGGCCTGCCTCACCGATTAGCGCCAAGGTAGGACTTGAGACAATGCCACCTTCGGCCATGCGCGGAATCTTGCGCGGAACCTGTGTCGCTGGCCCTGTTGCTCCTAATTGTGGTACTGGCATTGTTGGTGCTTTTGGAATATCTGGCAACAACGGAATTGAGTTGTAGGCGCTAATGATTGCGTTGACCGCGCCGATTGCAGCGTTGACCATGCCAGCAAAGAACCCGATCACGGTGTTGACAATTGCGTTGATGCCGTCACGAAACCACTCAAATTTGTTGTATGCGGCAACCAAGCCAACGACCAGTAATGCGATGCCGGCAGCGATCAGAGCAAACGGGTTTAGCGCCATAGCGATGTTGGTGACTACGATTGCGGCGGCTACGGCAGCGATAGCTCCAGCGATTGCTAGGAACGCTTGTGGATTATCTTGTGCCCACATTGCAAACTTATTTAAGATCGGTAACACGGCCTCGACTACTGGCAACAGCGCTGCGCCGATTGACTCTTTGGTTTCGCCAATGCTGTTTGACAGAATCTTCATTTTGCCTGCTGCGGTTTCCGCGCTTGCAGCGGTAGCACCGCCAAAGGTTCCGCCGAGCACGTCCATGACTTCGTTAAGGCTGGCGCCCTCTTTAATCATTGTTGCCATTTCTGGAGTCAATGATCGAAGCGCCTTAAAGTTGCCTTGGTATGCCTTGGCAAGCGCGTCTGCAACGGTGCTGGAATCCATCTGCAACGCCGTGCTGATGTCCATGACAAGGTTCATGTCCTTCATAGCCAAGTCAACGTCTTTTGTGCCGCGCACTAAAGCCTCTAATGACTTGCGATATTCCGTGTCAGCAATGCCAGACGCTCTAGACATTGCGCTAATCTGATCTTCAATCTGTGCGGTCTGTGCAGCACCCGCGCCAGTCACATTTTGCAAAGTAAGCGCTAACGCCGCCTGTTCCTGCTGATCTTCCATCGCGGCCTTAGTTGCGTCACCAAGCGCCAACGCCAAACCGCCGAGGGCCGCAGCTGCCGGCACCGCAGCCTTCTTGATTGCAAACTGGGCTTTCTCCGATGTTGTTTCCAGTTGCTTGAACTGGGCAATAGCCTTCTTAATCCCTTTGCCGTCAAACTCTGAAATGATCGGGATATTGATTGCCATTACGCGGTCTCTCTGTTCGCTTCATCCATGACGCGCTTAACCAGTTGCTCCATCTCGGACATGACATCATTTTGGCGTTGCTCGTACGCTTTCCACATTACTCGCGAACGACTGCCATAGCGTGCAGTTAGCGCCCGCCCTAATGAGCCAGACATGGACGTGTCAAACATTGTGCCAGTAGCGCCTTTCCATTGAATGGCGAACGTGCCGACATTAGTTTTGTTTCCGCTGTATTCCTTGATCGCTCGAGTATTGATCTTTGCAGCGATCTTCTGCTTCATGCCAGGTATCCACGGCAAGATCTGGAACCCTGATCGGGTTTGCCAATTGCGCGCCATACCAGACAACGGAACGCCAGTAGGCACAAGTTTGTTCGCATCGTCAATAACAGGCTGGACGATCTTCTTGTAGTCCTTGGTGATTTCTCGGCGTAAAGATTTGTCAATCTTGTTAAGGGTCTTCAAGGCATCCTTAAGCCCTACGACCTCAATTTTTGCCGATACTTCCGCCACGTTATTTCCTTTTTTTGTTTGCCTCGTTAAGCACTTTAATGACCGTTGCCATATCTCGAGCGTCAAACACAATGTCGCTAGGCCACCAACCGACCGCGACCAAAATCTCTGCTAGTTGGCGGCGGTAGGTGCCGCGTCCGTAGGGTTTGGGTCTGTCTCATCCAGTACCGGCAGAATGTCGATGTCAGGGTTTTTGCTAAGCCACTCGCGCCAGTTGTCACCAACTTGTTCGCCTTTGATCTTTAAGATTGTGTGCATCCAGCATGCGTAATCCGAATACAACGGGTTTGCCGAGAGCTGTTGAATGTTGCGGCGCTCGAGTCGTTCCCATTCCGTAACCACAAACAGGTTTGTGTAGTAGTACTCGGGTGCGCTGTCGGCCGTGCGCTTTAACTGCAACTTGATTTTCATGTTTCTCCTATGTCGGCTTGGAGCCGTTATTTATACGGTGGTGTCAATCGTCAACGCGCCACCCATGAACGTAATGTCATAGGTTGACAACTCGCCAAGGGATGCGTTAATAACTGGCAACGACTCAAGGTAGCAACCAGTCAAAATAAACTTCGGGTTAGTTGCTGACTCTGCACCTGACGCTGGGGTCAAGGTGATGTTGGTCTTAGTGCCAACCAATGGGAACAACGTTGCGTAAGTTTCGGTTGCTGCAAACGACGCGTACATCGTCAAAGTCACTTCGTTGTTGACAAGGCCTGCGGTGTAACTGCGTGAGTTGGTGCCGAACGCGGTGTCTTCAAGCGCTTCAACCAGATAGGTCAATGTCGCTGCGCTGCACATGTCGGTCAAATCAACGCTGTTAATTGTGAGGACTGGGTTCGAGAGGTAAGTGCTACTGGCCATAAATGCTCCTTAGGTTATGTTCTGATAGTAGATGATTTGTGTTGCTTAGTTGTGGATTACGAAGTCTGGGCTTGGATAGCGCAATCAAG